GATCCCAGCCACGAAAGTCCTGCGGTGCTTATTTTTTGGGAAAAGTCCGCCGGTAGGTCGAAACCCCCTCGGCTCTTTTCAAGCTGCACCGCTTCGTACTCGGCTTTCCGTGCCCGACGATCACGCCATGACCGACTTTCACAGGGAACAAAAGCATGCCCTCCGCATTTGTGGCAGTAGAATGATGCACCTTCCACATGGATGCTAATCTTCATTGCTGCTGATGATGAACACCCAATATGTGGGACCTTGATTTTCATGCCCACTGCCAACGCCTTATAATTATAGTCCTTTGGATCAATCTGCATACCGCCACCCGAAGCCTTTCTGGACCCGGTCTGTGATAGTTGATCTATGGACACCAGTAGCCCTGGCCGCTTCAGCCGCAATGTCAATCGGTTTGGTTTTTATCATGGTATCACCAGTCCGTTAAGTCTTTTGGGATAAGCACCCCGTTCCAACGCCAGGACCTTTGCGAGTAGCAGGATTCAGTAACTGCTAAATGAATCCTGTCGTGGTCCAGATCAAGACGGGAGAGGGCTTTGGCCGGGGCTGTGCGACAAAGGTCCTCAGTCGCTATCGAGATTTCAATTATCGGCATCATATCACCTGCGCCATCCATTTAGGGAAGATCCAGGTATTGCCGTTTGGATCTTCAAATTCCCAATGATAATCCAGATACCCGCATATCGAAACCGGTATTAAAATACCTGTCACGGTAGTATCGGAGCGCAATCCAAACACCGTCAGCGGGATCCCCACTGATGTAAGCTTGCTCAGCGTCACAATAACCAACGTTTTCTGCATGATGATCTCCTTCCATCAAGAACTCTTCAACATCTTGATTCATCGTTTCAATTTCCTTATCAAGTGTCTGGTAACAATTGTTGACAAAACCACAACCAGGAGCACCGACAGCAGCCCGTATCCAGCTGGCACTTTATACCGGACCTGATACTTTAAGCCGCTGTCAAGGGTGTCCTCAATTGCCAGACTTGTTTGCCGCTGTATCTCCAACCTCGGCGGTGGATTCAGTATCGCTGCTGGTATCATTCTTTACCGTCGCTTTCTTCTTGGTTATCGTCAGCTTCTTAACGACCTTCTTCACAGGTTCGCCTATGGAGCACGGGTTGCTGTAATTTACGACCGTCGGATACCCAGCGCGAGCACCGGGGCGGACGGATGTCGGAGGATACAATCGACACTCCCCTTCCCACAGATCATCAGCCAACTGTGTAATAGGAAAGAACGCTGCACAGTCCCCACAGGTTTTACATTTAAAGCTAATCATGTCATCTCCTTAGAATTCTAATGCATAATGTTTTCTTTTATGGCAATACTATCACTATAGGCGGCCACGACCTCATCGTAAGTATCGGCGGCCGTCTTGTCATACCGAATGCCCGTAATCCTGGGGTGCTGCAAAGCATTGTGTTTACTGATGCACTCAGCCTTGACTTCGATAATGGCCCCAAGCCAGCGGTCAAACCCATTAGTGCGGCACAATTCACTGTCTTTGTCTTCATTCAGGCCTGATCCGACGTTGGTCTTGATGATTGGGGTGCCTTGCTGTATGTCAAGCTGGGTATGCGCAGAAGCACTCTCCAGGCTACCGACCCACTCAGGGTGCTTTTTGTGCGGAATAACGCCGGTAACAACAAGGGTGCATTCGAACTCATTCTTGAGTTTCATCTGGCTGGTCATCTTGGCGTCTTTCCAAGGAGCCTTGGGATCTTTCAATACACCGCCCTCCATGCCATTGCCAATCCACCTACCAACAATGTCTCGGGCTTCATTTATGGATCGGACATGGAGAAAGTAGGCCAGCCGAACAAACGGCCGCTCTTGACTGCAAAACTTAGTACTTAATTCATACTTGCGTAAGAAGGCAGCCATCTTGCTTATACGCTCTTCACATGAAGTCTTGTCCACACCGGCATAAAAGCCATCCCAGGTCACTGCATCCAGCAGGACCAGCGAAAGCTGGGAAGCCTGAAATACCAATACACCGTCCTTCGCCTGGAATTGACTGTTAAACAGTCCGTTTGCCTTTATCCGCGGGATGTCATTATCCGCCTTATCACGTAGACACGCCTCATAATGATGCACGGTCCCAGGCTCCATGCAAGCATATACCGGTATCAGCATAGATCCCAGAGCATCATAAATATCTTGCCCCTGCCGGGTATGGGCATAACAGATCCCATTGTTATCCTTGCCCAGGAACAATGCCAGACCGTCGGCTTTTTCTTCCAGTATTACCGGCCGACTCCAATCAAATCGAGTATGGATTTTCTCCGGGTCGTAGCTTGCCACGCCGCCATAAGGCTGATGGTAAATTAAACCCGGAAAGGCTTTGTTGACGAGAGTTTCCCCGATATTGCCAGGAAGTTTGCGGTCGATGGCATACTGGAACAAGGTGCGGACAACAGTATCGGCATTACCCAGTAGAGTAGCAACGCAGTGTTCCGCCGATTTCCCAGAGATCATGCGGGCTTTCATCCGGTACAGAAGATGCATCATGTCCTCGAAATTGTAGGCCAGTCGAGCATGGGCAGGCTTGGCTGCCGGCAAGCCTCTTAACGTCATATAGAAAGTGTGCCGTGAATCCAGAACAATCTGGAGATACTGGCAGAGGGCTGCACCGCCCGCATCCTTCAGGATCTTGATCTTTTCCTTCTGGGTCTTGGCCTCTGAGGCCTTGATGATGGTTCTCAGAACTTTCTCTGCATTCATTTACGCACCTCCCAGTAGGTGTCGTTGACGCTGAGGTCCCAGGCACGCCCCTCTTTGCTACGGGTAATATAGCCGACATGCTTCATCCTGAGGTCACAGGAAATACTCGATACTGCCCGGTCCTCATCCACAAACAGCCACTCAAGTCCTTGATACCCGTCCATCAGGGCGGCGACAAAGCCGAATGGGTCTCGGCAGATAAGGCCATCGGTCTGGTCGGTGTCCAACAGTATGCCAATACCAATGGCGCCGCTGGAAAGCGTAACCACGAAATGCAGACCTTCATCCATCAAGCGGAGAAGCTTCCCCGCTGCGCGAACGTCGATGAACTCGCCACATGGGACAGACCCAATGATAAACACCGGTGTCCTATCGCCACTCCTAACTGCCATCTGCGAAAAGATGCACATGATTACTCTCCTTTCTGTCAACAATTGTTGACGTCATCTTTCGAAGGATTTACAGAGATGCACTTGACTACGATCTGGTTTTCGGTGCAGATCCTGGAGACCTCATTGCACCAAAGTTCGACACGGGTGCCGACTCGGGCCAACACAGGCTCGTGCGGTCGGGCCTCTTTGCAGTGCTGACATACCCAGGGATTACAGAAAGCGTTATCGCAGACTACTTTCATGATGTTTTCCTTTATCGGATCTATTCTGATATTTCGAAAATGTCCTCGCCAAGCTGATCCTCCGCCAAGCGCCGCCGGAATGCAAATCTGGGCTCAGCAATCTGTTTCTCCATTGACGCCAGCGTCTCGCCGTCGACAATACGATAGCAGCTTTCCAAAATGCGGGTATACGGCGGTGTCAGACCCCTGGGAGATACCCGCACCATGTGGCCCATATATTCATCGTCAAGTTCTCGATATTTCAGCATACGGGCAAGCCCACATGAGTCAATCTCGACAATAAACTCTTGGCCAAGGAAGATCATAAGATCCCGAAGGAACGTCAGCAGATCATCCCGGGCACCCTCTTCCATGTCGAATATGTCGATGACAACGATTTTTTCGCAGATAGTATCGCCATCTGCGTCGATGTACGCTTCGTCTCCCTCAATGAAATTTATACCGCACCGGTCGAGCCCTTCCATCAGCATAGTATGCGCTAAGTAGTTGCGCTCTTTATTCTGAAAGTTGATGTAGGCTGAAATTAAGATAACATCTTTCATGTTGAATCCTTTCGGTTAGCATTAATAATTATTGACAGTTATTATTCTATAATAGGTTATAATTATTATAGTAACTGTTTAAGTATAACGTGCATTCGCACTCTTCTATAATAGGGTATAATTATTTGAAAACAAAGAATCCGGTAATTTTAAACGTAAAAAGGCCTGCCACCTCAGTGACAAGCCCTTAATTTTACTATAAAACCCGGTTAATGCCTTGATTCGTACTCCTAAGGAATGGTTCAGCCGGCCGAGGAGTAGATCAGGGTCAATCAATCGGTTATTGACCATCCACCAGATCTTTAAGGAAGGTACCACCTTGGTCGGAGATGAGGGACATCCAGTCAGCTGCTGCATTAAAAGTGTATAGGACAAAGGCCACATACTGGAGGCGAAGAGCTTCTTTGATCTCCTCTTCGGTATTTGGGTAATGTCCAAGTGCGTCACGATAGATTGCTTTTGCTAAAGTGGTGTCGATAATAGCCATAATTGAAACCCATTTTCAGTAAATCCGGTTTAAAATTGCTGCCAATTTTGGCGAAGTCGCTTAGTACAGAGGCCCACGCGGTGCGCAGGCCCGTCAACAATTGTTGCCACTGGATCCCTTTTTGGCAGCCTTGAATACCTGTAGATTGCGCATGCGCTGTTCCTCCCTGGCAAGGCGATCAGCCTCAGTCTTTGGTCTGCGCATTCGAATGATCTTACCTAAAGAAGTGGATTGCTTTTTTGACTTCTTCGATGTCATAGGTCCCCCTTTCGACGTCCCTGTCAGCCGGCATGCTGCTGATCATGTGCGGAAACTGCGCTTCCTGCTGCCGCTTTAGACCGATCAGGACGTTATGGCGATAGATATTAACGAATTCTTGTCTTATAATACGGTGAAACTTCTCTACATGACCGAAGGGTACACCATAACTATCATGCACCAAAGCAAAATCCCTGATCCCGCAGTCTAAGCTGGCCGCTACAGTCCGCATCAAGTGGGCGGCATCCATGCTATGGACAAAATTTGGGGGAAAACTGCTGGACATCTTGCTTTTATTCAGTGCATCAGTCGGTTCATTGTAGCCGATACGTACCCGGCCGAACATCTGCAAGTCAACGCTTTTGGATTTTACCTCTTTAATATCCTGCCAAGCCATGAAACCAGTGGGTGTCGTCCAGATCATTGGCATATTAAGGGTACAATTCACCCGCATGAGGTCACGCAAGAATTTCATGGCTTTCCTGGCAGCTACGACCACTGTATCCAGGGCATGCCACACATAGTGATGCAGCGGAAGTGCGATGGAATAGACCTCTTTGTCATCCCACATATGTAGCTCATCATTCACCTCATAGACCCAGGCCCTGACGTGGGTCAGACAGGAACGCTTAGTCCCACCATAAGGAACTATCATGGTGCTGCGTTTAGTGGTCTTGCGATTCATGTGAGGCAGGACCTCGCGTAGTAACCGGGCCTGCCGCACGGTCAAGGCTTCCTTCTTCTTGCCATTACGTACCAGTCCGGCAGCCAGATCAGCGGACAACTCAGTTTTTACATGCTTACAGGTTTCATTATAGATGTCCTCCGGCAGGTTGCCATTGTCCTGGGCCATCATGTTTACCGCCTTGGCACCGACAGGATCCAGCAGCATGGCGCTGAAGTGCTGAATGCCATTGCATGAACCATCCTGGTTCCCGGTTAGGTGCGACTCATAATTGAATGCAAAGTCCTGGAAAGCGAACTGGCAACAGTTGTTGATATTCGGTAGAGGATTAAACATCAATACTTCAGCGAGTTCCGCACAAACAGCCAAGAACATATAAGGCTTATCCGCAGATCCCCAGAATGCAACATACGCATCAGGGTCCTGCCAGGTACCGATGATCTCTTTGGTGTGGTCGAGAACCCACCTAACCCGATCCTCAAGGGATACTTTGTCCACACCGTACATACCGGCCGCGTGGAGTGCCATATGCCAGAATCCGTGCTTGCCTAACTTCGTGCCACGGCTAAGGCGTAGCAGTGCCTTAGACAAATCCGTGCCTTGCGGATTGAGTCCAGTGCCGCACGGGTATAGTCTGCCACGGTAATCCAACGAATGAACATAGTAGAACTCGCTTTCCTTTGCCAGAAGCCTCGCTACTCTCAGGATTCCATCGACTCCCAGGACTTTAGACTTGCGCTCATTGTCACGAACAATCAGGTCACGTTTGATCTCACACCACTCCGCATACACGGCTTTTTCATCGGGCGTCAGGTTAGCCCGGAGTGCTTTCTTGTATGCTCTAAACTGTTTGTCGTCCATGTCACCCTGATCCAGATTGCCCAAGGGATTCTCAGGGATAAACAGCGGCTCGATGCTGGGCATCTTGACGCCATGTGCCGATTTGAACTGGTCAGTGGCCACGCCCAGGACAAAGTCGTTTACCTCCCAAGCAACTGCTTGCGCAGCATTGACGGTCGCATAGACATCAGGCATGAACACCTTCTCCAGCATGCGGAGGTGGGCCTTGCTGGTCTTTACCAACGGCTTTATTTCCCTTAGTCCGGGAAACCAGTAACCGCCGTTGTATGGCGTCGTCCAGTCCTTGGGCGGGATAAGTGTTGGCAAGAATTCAGGATGTAAAGCAGCACAGATGCCCATGTTCCCTTTAATCCACTCAATGGTGTCCTCAGTAGCGACCACGTAGGTCTGCCGATTATGTCTGGTATTGTCGTTAAGGGTGACAAGCTCAACCATTCCAGTCCCGAGGATACGCTGATCTGGGTTCAGCTTGTTTTCAATAGCCGTGCCGCCATCTTTATACTCGCTTGTGGCCAGTATAAAGATCTGAATCAATACTCCGCCAAGGGTTGAGCGCTCGTGCCTTGTCCACGGCACCCACCGGGCATCATCGCATGTGGCTAAGTATTGATCGATCAGGTCTTGCGTTGCGATAGGATCAAGGCCCTCTTCTATGGCCTTGCGTCGAGCGCTCTTTTCAACGAACACAGGATCAGCCGCCTTATTGTGCATGCTTACGAATATCCGGCGTTTGCTTCTGTAGTCTGACGTTTTGTTTTTCTCCACCGATCTCTGAGCTGTCCTGTAATAGCTCGGGTGCGTACTCTTGAATACAGCCAACCTCATGTGGTCCTCTATGTGCCCGCTGATCCTAAAGGCCAGCGAGGCCAGTTTCTCCCGTCGGCTGATGCTATCGATTATGCAACGAGTCACAAGATACGCTACTTCGCGGGTGTCCATGGCTGCCAGCATAACAGCGGCAAGCGCCGGCCGGCCTGCTTTGGACAGGCTGTCTTCTACGAACCAGTTTAATGACTCTTCAAGTGGGGCAAAGGCTTTTCTAATCAGGCTTACGCCATAGCTGGTACTGCTTTCATTCTTGGCCGAAACCTTGTGACCATCTTGGGTTTCCCGGAAGCGTGCGCTTTGAACGCTGGCCAGATACCGGCCGATACCTCTGTCTATCATCGCCTTTTCCCATTGAATTTCATAATCGAACATGGTGTATTCTCCTGTTTGCTAATAATTGTTGACAAATACTAAGACCAATGAGACCAGAGGTCAAATTCCATTATGACGTGTTCATATTTAAGATATGTTTTAATGTTGCCGTTATTAATGAAGATGGGATCTCCAGCAGTCTGCACCTTCACCACCATGTGGCCGGCTCCGCTGATGTTACGTACCCAGTACAGGGAGACGTTAATATCAGCAATCGTGCCCGCTTCCCGGATCTTTGCATACCAGTAGAAAGCTATGTCCTCGCAATCCCCGCACCCTCGCTCCGCTGTTTCCTGAGACGTCTGCCAATAGTCCTCATCTCCATCAGAAACATATGGGATTGACGGATAGTCCAGAACATTTATCAAAGCTTTCATGACCGCAGCGTGCTCAAACACGCCATTCAAAATCTCATCACCTTGGGAGCACAAGGCCTCACGCTCTTGCCAGTTCTGCACCTTGCGAACATTCCCATCATGCTTTGAACCGATGCCCCCGCACCCTCCGCCACATGCCAGAGTCATTATAAGAACCGCAGCGAGTATTCCGTTCAATACTGATAGTTTCATTTTGAAGCTCCTTTGATATGTTGAATAGTTTTATGTCGGAGATACTATGTTTTGAGTGCTTTGCCAAAGAATTTATCCGCTTGATGTGGCTCTTTGTCATGTTTCCCCCTATCAACAATTGTTTACAATCCAAAACCAGAACACGCCGAGGGCAGCCAACCACATCACCATGACCGGCAGAATGATAAGCCAGAACAGCCCGAACAACACCGTCGCAAGGTCAAGCCCCATACATACCCTGAGGCTACTATTGAAAAACTTCTTGAGATCATTTACGAGGAAGAACCAGGTGTTAGAGAAGATCCGAATCACAGGCCAGACGCCTTTGTCCAGGACATACCAGAACCAGTCTTTTATGTTCCAAATGGAATTCATATAGCCCCCTTATCGGACAATACAGTGATAGACAAGCGGTCGGCCGTCAGGAGTATGTATGACCTCACGCCCATGGTCAACTGCCCTCACGAATTTACCAGCCGCAAGATGTTCGTTAATGAAGTTTGCGCAGCAAACGGTGTCTTCCAGATTGATCCCTTTGTTGTGCCTGTAAAGGATTGCATCAGCCGCGGTGTTGTAAATATAAATGTTCATGGTATCCCCCTTGTTAATTATTGTTTGGTAGGCCGCCGACGGATTACGTGGCCTTTACGGGTTTCAATGTACGCCTTGCCTTTGTCGTCAATACAAAGGTCTTGCTGCCTTTTGGCGATGGCCTTGAGTTTGCTGTCAAGGCGGTTAAACTTGGTCTTATCCATGCTGTTCTCCTTTGGTCGGCGGTTGGTGGATAGGACAGGCTGTTAAACCTGCCCGGTTTGCCTTGATTAGATACCCAGACGTGATTTTAGTTCATTCAATTCCTTCATGGTGCCCTGGTCCCCACCATGGTCGGGATGATACTTTTGCGCCATGGCCCGGAAGCCTGCCCGAAACAGATCTTTGGCCAGCTTGCTGCTGGGAGCACTGAACCGGGCTGCTGATCTTGTGTTCTGATGCGCCTTCTTTTCGGCGGCTAAGGCTGATTCAAGATAAGCGATTTTTGCCTGAGCATTCCGAAGGGCCGTAAGCAACTCAGCCTCTTTATCTATGTTGTCTGCGCCTTTGTCCTCAGCACCACCGCCCGCCTTGCTGTCCTCAGCACCCGTCGATTGCCCACTGGCTTTGTTGTCCTCAGCACTTTCGGAGGTGCTGCTGTCTGTGCCTGCATTCGGATCCAGGAAAGCATCAACCTTGTTGGTGATCAGCTTAGCAGTAATTCGTTCATTCGAAGCGACAACTTCAGACCAGACTGAAATGATATCGTTATCATGAGTCATACCTTCGGGCACCCGAGACAGCGGACGGCATTGACTCTCAGTATTCGGGAGCGTCGTGAAGCCGAATTCTTTCAACAGGCTATGAACATGGTGAGCAAATACCAACTGGCTGACACGCTGGCGCGTCATGTCAAATCTTTCTTGAAAGTACAGGTCGGCGGTAGCATGGGTGTCTCTGTACAGCCGGCTGGTCCTGATCTCACCAACGGCCCGGCCCATGTTATAGAATGCCTTTTGGCCATTGCGGATCGCTGCCTCACAAGCGGCCTTGCGTTTCTTTTCATGCGTGTTTAAGGTATTATCCATGGTGTCCCCTTTGTTGGTGTTGTTGGTGTTGGCGTTGTTGGTGGTCTGTCCGGCGGTGTTGTTGGTAGCAGTCATGGTTTAATCCTTTCTGTGGTTTGTTGGTAACAATTGGTGACTGTTAATTTGATTCTATAATCGGGTGAATTTGATGTCAAGAACTTTTTTCAATTAGGCCAAATAATTCTTAGAGCCTTTGTTAATGGTGAAAATAACCTTGCCTGTACTTCGGATCACAGCCGCTTTGTAGCACTCTGGATGCCTAACCGCTCGACCTGCCCCAGCAAGAGCATTGTGCAAGGTGGAGTAGGTGGCTGTTAGGACAAAGCTGCCGATGGTTAAGTCTACAATGATCTGGTACATGGCTAATCCTTTGGTTAGTGCCGCTTTGGCGGCTGGTTAATGGTTTTCTGGCCGGTGTAATAACAATATAGGCAGTATCTGGGTAAAAGTCAAGAAAAAAAAAATAGAGTCTAATGAACTTTTTTATAACTGCTTGATATCGTTGACGATAACGGTGGCCTAATAGTCAACTGATAACCAAGTGATATAACTGCCTGATTCTTATGGTGCTGGTACGGCAGCGGTTACTCCAGCGGTTACCTACCCGGATTGCCCTGCATGGTCAAAAAGAGCGGTTAAGCAAAAAGAGAGGCCCCTCCCGCCTACCAACTTACTATCCCAAAATGGCATACACGGCTGTTCCATTTTGGCATACCGATGTGGCTTCTGCTTCAGCCACTACCCGGCGGCTGCCGCAGGCTGTCCTTCAGGCTGGTAACAACCGTTGACATTGCCGCGTAGCGTCGTTGACATTCAGCTCTTGACCGCATGCGTCACTGCATGCGTCACTGCCGAAGGCCCTATGGGGGAACTTTCCGGCGGCCGGGGGAGGGAGTATCCCCTCGCATTACCACAGCATTTTCTACAACTCGATTCAACCGGGTAAGTAACCGCTGGGGTAACCGCTGGGATTGCTTCAGCAGGGACCCCAAGGGGTCACTCCTTGGGGTCCCAGGATTATTATTTCCCGAAGATGTCTTTGATTTTATTAATGATATTAAAATACACAGCTTTCACTTTGTTAGTGACATCGTAACACCATTCAACGCATACGCCATAGCCAGCAACCACTTTGTTCCAGACGGCTTTTATTCCTGCTTTTATTACCGTTTTCATTCTTTCATGTCCTTTCAAGTTATAGTAAATTTCAACCAACAGGACCCAGACAGACACCCCAAGGGTGATCATCAGAAGCCCTATGCACATAAGCATTTGTTCCTGAATCACAGCGCTATTAATCCCACCTGATAGCCTCAAAGTTTTTAATATAACGCGCAGACGGCACAAAGCTCAAGACCTTCCGGGCCTTTGGGGTTAACGGGATCTCAGCCCCAGTCTCGGGGTTCAGTCGGCCTTTGCTGACCATCAGCTCACCCTCGCGGTTCGGTTCCATCTCAGACCTGGGGACCCGGCCATCGGTAATATCCGGGTCCTGAAGAGTCGCCTCTTCCCTGGCTACCTTCTTTTCATAATCCTTAACCATCCCTTCGACACTCTGGTAGGGGTTGATCCCATGCGTTAAGTCGTTCATTTTTAATCCTTATATTTCCATCCGTAGCCGTAGGCTTTGGGGCGGGTGTTTTTTAAACATCTGGATATGTTACCCGGCTGCCTCTATCTCGGTAAGATCTGCCATTGATCTTATTCCTTTCTATTTGATCTTTACAACCTTCCTGGGAGTGACCTTGATGTTATTACCAAAGCACACGATATCGGTAACGACCATCTTTGGGGTCAGACGTTCGACCCGGCCAGAGGTCAACCAGGAGGATGTCCGGTTGCGTTGGATGAACACAATCTCATCCCCGGCAGCCAGTTTGTTCCCTAAGAAATCATTCATCAGATCTCCTTATAACCATTCTCAAAGGCCTCGGCCGGTGACCAGCTCGTGTAGCCGTCTTTGTAAATGACATGATATCCACCCACCGCGCAACCGCGGTTGGTCATCCAGTCGGACTTTTTATACAGAACCTCTCCGCCGTCACCGCGAATAATCCAGAAGTCATCTCCGATGTACTGGATACTCGTGACCTTGAAGGCCAGGACCTTTTTGTTACAGATATAAGATTTCATGACACCTCTATTTTGCTATTTTTTGAATGCACTAATGATCCCGGAGATCAGACCACCCGTTGAGCCGCCAGCAGCAGCTTTCTTTTCCTGGTTCCGGCCGTAACTTGTTACGCCAAGGATACCACCCCAGACAACCCACAACTCCCACGGGACTTCCGGCAGAACGCTGAACAGTGTTTGGGGAACAATCAGGGGTAAGACCAGATAGTTGCCAATGATGGTAATTGGGAACAGGAATCCATTGAATGGTCTCCAGGCCCGCTGATACCACCGGCCGCTCTGCAACTCAGCCTGCATGGTGGTATTTACAGATTTTACCATCTCGGTTTTCTGCTTCGCAATCTCAGCCTCAACTTCAAGGGCCTTTTTCTTTACCTCAGCCAGCAACGTAGGGTCGGCCAGAACAGCCGCAGCTTTCTCTTCATCGGTAGTCTCGGAGCCTGGCATGGTCGCATCCAGAATGCCAGACAGCACCGACCCGGTCCCAGGCAGGACCAGATTCAAAGCGCTGGGAGCGACGGTCTTCAGGATCCCACCGAGGGTTGATAAAGCACTCATACCACCTCCTTGCCATTAAGGAACCCCGGCCGAAGCCGGGACCCCAGGTCCGCAGGGGACCGATGGCCGTTATACAGCAGTTATGCATTAAGCATATTAGACAGTGGGATCCGCGGGCACGACGAATGCACTTGCCATATCCGCAGGAACAACTTCGGCATTGGCCACTGAGATCAAGCGCTGACCGTTGATGATGCCGAAGACCAGGAGATCACCGGCAACAGGGGCGGCGGTGCTGAACGTACCGGCGGTCTCATCGTAGCCTTCGAGCACCGTGCCGTCGTCCAGGGTGATATCGTAATCGGTGGTCACACCGGACACCGAGGCAATGAAGTCACCGGCGCCAACCATATTGATAGTTCTGTAATCGCGCATTTTGTATCCTTTCTTGATATTTCATGTCGGATGAGCGCACACAGTGCGCTACTCGTAATCAACCACATCACCGTCCTCATCATAGTAATAATCTGGTTCAGGCATTGTTGATAGCTTTTGAATTTTGATTGTTGAGTGGCCATTGATGATTGCTTTAGCCAAGCGATGCCGACCGTCCACGATGTACCCCATAGGGGATAGCAGGATTGGATAGGACAGGTCGGCGTTATTCACAAGATTGACGTGCTTGCAGAATTCCAGGAAATTATCCCCGACGCTATCCCAGACCGTTTGGCCGAGGTCCATTCCGACCAATGGGACTTCATAGATGGGGAGATCTTTGGATAATTCCCATAAGCTGGATACGATCCATGAATGGTCGCCGTCAACAAACACTTGCTGATCGAACCACTCGGGCTCTTCCAAATCAATTTTGGGGTAGTCTTCAGGATTAATCATCGTTTGAATTTTTGCCTTACGTTTACATTAAGTCCAAAGGCATGGGGAGCCTGCACACGATGTGCGAACTTCCACAGGCCGTTCTGATCAAGTTGGAATCCTTTGAATCGATTTACTGGCCTGGCAGGCACCTCTCCCGCCTTTTGCTGTTGCTTCAGGATGTGGGTAAGGTGCCGGACTGCCATGGCCACCGCCTCCAGCCGGTCATCATGGATCAAGGCGTTGCGTTCCCTGGTAAGGAACTTCATTTGAAACAGGAACTGGTAGACAGGCCGGATATCAACCGAGTACTTATTGGTCGAAGACACGTCATGCTCGGGGATACCAGCATTGATGATCAGACGGTGGCTTCCAATGACAGGCTCAAGGCTCTGGATGATCCTGAGCTCCTTCTGGCCTGTATTATAAACTTCCTCGATTGATGCTGGATAATCCTGTTCCCTCAAGGTGGCTGCCAGGGCGTTGGCGTATGCGCCGTTGCCATAGTTCTTTTCCACCAAGATGTTTGTAACATCCCACGCTCGGCACAGATCCACTATCTGTAGGAGCTTCCCAGGCTCAGTGCCTCCGGGTATGCCTGTGACTTTCATTACGACAAAGTACCCGTTTACAACATAGACCACAGCTAATCCGGTCTCGTCGCCGTTCTGGCCACCACCGGCTGGATCTACCGCCAGGAGCTTATGAGTATACGGAAGGTAAGTATCCGATACACGTGCGGCTCTGAACAGTTTATCCGTAATCGGGGAACCTACGGCACGATCGAGAATGAATTGTGGGTCGTTGCTCCAGGTATATTTATCCGGGGCGTCCTGTTTATCGAAGCTATAGAACAGCAGGTCTTTTAGCCTTAGTGGGAATCGATCCGCATCTGACAGTGCGGTATCAAGCATGAATTGTAGGTTGAAATACGCCTTGCCCTGGTCAAGTTCCTTCTTGCACAAGGCGACCTCCGACATCATGCCAGGGTCGGTCGGCTGCCCTCTGTCCCCGGCAATGCCGCCACCGGTTCTGAGGGTTGGGTCTTTCTTCATCCGTGAGGTGATGAATGGGGCAAGGTTCTTGCCGTAATTCAGTTCCTCCTCATCGGTTGGGAAGCGACCGGGCCAGATTCGCAGCTTAAAGCCACGCGCTGGCAGGTCGTTGTAGATTGAGTCAACCGTCTGCGGGGTCCCCAGGTAAAGGATCTGACCGGACTGGTTGATCGATGTGAAATCTTTGGTCAACAGCCTGAGCTGCTCCCGCATGGTTTGGGTCTGGCTGTTCTTCTGAGATTCGATGTCGTCGGCAATCAGAAGGTCCGCACGATACCCCTGCATGTTGCTGGTAATGCCCAGGCATGCGATACTGGGGGACTTATCGGCACCCTTAAGATCATGGTGAATATCAAATGCCTCTATCGATGTTCTGGTACCAGGATGGGTTTTGTCTGGTCTTAGGGGATCAAGGACATCCAAGCCATTAATGATCTGGATACACCATGTGGCGATCTGCTTGGCCATGGGCGTTCCGGCTGAGATGATCAGAACCCTGAATCGGGGATCCTGTAGCAGCTTCCACACAGCATAACAGCCTGTGATTGTTGTCTTTGCCTCCCCTCGCTGGGCCTGTACCATGGCATACAAAGGCCCCTTCGCCACATACCGGGCGATGTCCATTTGCATTTCGGTCGGCCCAAACCCCAGCAGCTCAGTGGAACAGTCGTAATAGAAATCCTCGAAATGAATGTAGTGAGCTGCAACTGCTGCAAGGTCTGCCCACCTTTGTTCAATCTGCTCGATGGTTGATGCCATGGTAACCTCTTTGGTAACTGTCTATAGATAACATCCCTATCGGGATATCCTCCTCCCCTTGGTCGTTTCTTCTATAATGTGGTGAAATTATTTAGACACGATTCCAAGGGGTTAGGAGGATGTAATCCCCGGAGGATCAGCCAAGACCAGCAGCCTTTCTGGCGTCCTCCTCGGCTTCTTTCTTAATGAGAGTAAACTTGGCACGACTTTTGAGTTTCTTCTCGATCTCCGAGATGGTTTCCATGACAAACGGGCTCATGGTCACTTTGTTGTTGTTCAAGAAGGTGACCGCTGCTGTAACAAACCTCGGATCGACTTCGACCCACAGGACTTCCCCGGTCTTAGGATCTTTATAGGGACGGCCCTCCAGTTGGGCCGATAGAACTTCTGCTACCTTGGCATGAAGCTCGCCCATGGTTTCTTCAGGTGTTGCGTTCTTAGACATCTTCGCCGTCCTTTCTGGCTTGTTTGATACGATAAAACTGATACACGCCCTGCATTACGAACAGGACGAATGCCGCAAACCCCGACCAATGATCAAACACGAACACGACAAGACTGGAGCCGTACCCCCAAAGATTTGATAAAAAGTTATTATTCATTAATTGGCCCTCCAGACCTACGCAATGGTTATGGAATCGAAGTCAAGTAATGTCGCGTCCTCGCTGGTTACTTGAATATTCAGTATCGGGTCTGTTATTGATTGAGTTAAAGTGATTGTAATATTCATGCCGCTAACGGTGATACTCGACACCAAAGTAGATGAATTAAGGGTTGTCAAGTTATTCAGTGCATCCAAACTGCTGAATGCGAAATCAGCCGTAAATGCATACGGCTGAGAGGCAGTCGCGGCTCCATTCATGCCCATCAATCTGAACATATGCTTTTTGTTTATCAAAAGATTTGAGGTTACCGGAATGCTGATCACTGTACCCGTGCCGGATAACTGAATGTAATCCCGGACATACGCGTTTTCCCCTCTGCGCTCAAGATCTATGACTTTATGTTTGGCCGCCCCGGTGGTATCATCCAGATATGTGCCGGACATATAGGGGCTCTGTACGATCTGGTCATTAACAGCCGTCGTGCCACCAAGCCCAAACGTCTCAGTAGCGTTCAAGTTCAGGCCACCAAGTGGGAACGATATCGAGGATTCCTTGAGAATCTGCGTTGCATTCCGCAGGTACGCGCCATTTACCCGAATTGACCAGAATGTACCGACCTCGAATATTGAGGAATCGGTGTATAATCCGCCATTACCTCCGCCAATTCTACCACCGTTGATCTCGATATATCCGTTCTTTGGTACGCCGTTCCATCCAGACGTACCGAGTTTGAATATAGGCCCAGTCGTTGTCACAGAATCGTCTGGCACATTTTCGGTATACAGGTTATTGAATGCCGCAGAGCAACTTTGTCCAATGAAGAACCCGCCCACACTGGTGGTTTCTGCAGTACAGTCATTGAATGCAGTAAGGATCGAATAGTAGTTTGTGGCCGACTTAATGATTGCCGCCCAGTTGAACCCACGGAAGTAGCAATCGTTAAAAGTCTGCGTCGTCGTGATGGCGTATTCGTCTATGTAGACAGCCGTGACACTCGCGGGAGAGGCGTCGCCGACGAACACACAACCGTTATACTGGTTGAGCATCCCACACATGATCCGCACAGCGCAACGATCATCAAGCACTGATATATTATTAAACTCTGACTGTGCAACGCATTGCAAATACATAGCAGCGATGGCAGAGGCATTACCGACCACACCGAAATCGGACAGCTCAATACCCCAAACGTACCCGGATAGCTTGTTTGTCTGATCCACAACGAATGCCGATTTATCGGCGGTCGTCTGTGTTATGGAGGACAGAAAGTCCTGCTGCGTGATTGCGCGGTGATCCAGCTTTTGGTTTATACCACGCAGTACGCTTCCATGGTACAGGGTTAATTCATCGTCGATGTCATAATTACCAACAAACATCACAGGGACCCGGAGGTCAAGCGCTGCCTGGAACCCTGCGGTATTCGTAGCAGCGCTTGCAGAAGGATCAGCCATAAACCAACGCACGTCCGCCTCTGTAGAGTACTGTCTTACCCAGGCCCCGCTTGCACCAGTCGGGTCGGAGTCGGGTGCAACAAATATTCCTGACAGGGTATCACCATCCACATTACCTGTGCCAGTTGCGCCACTGTGGTCTGTATCATCCCAGCGGAACATACCCTCATATCCGTCGCCATCGGAACTACGCCCGGTCAAGTACACACGCATAAACGCAGCACTTCCCGTGTATCCTCGTAGCTCCGCCAATGAGTGCATAACCGGCAGCCCGTACCCCTCTATCTCATCTCTGTATGTGGCTGCCGCGGCTTCTGATGCAGCGGCGTTCGTAGCACTTGTTTCCGCAGCGGTTGCAGAGGCCGCGGCGTTCGTAGCACTCGTGGCTGCCGCGGCTTCTGATGCAGCGGCGTTCGTAGCACTCGTGGCGGAATCTGTGGCAGAAGATGCTGCGTCTGCGGCGCTACTGGCAGAAGCAGCCGCTTCCGATGCAGCATCCGTCGATGCTGTCTCTGCAATCCCGACACGCTGCAACAAGAAATCATAAGAATCGTCAAATCCTGTAAGAAACCCATCGGATAACTCATGTCCAATGTAAAGCAGTGCAAGCTGGATGTCATCAAGATTGCTATCAGAAATCTTGCTGTTACTGATAAAGTCTACGTACTGTGTGGATTTGGGGATAATCCTCCTGAACTCTATTACGTCATTCAGGACTGGTGTATAGTTTTTAAGTTGCACGCGAGTGTTTGTCACCCAGGAAAACCCATCTGCCTCTGCTCCACCAGCTCCTCCTTGTACGGCACCATTGACATATAACCAGACGTGTGCTTTGGTCAGGTATCCTGGAGACGGTCCCGTGAATGATAGGTCATAAAGGACCTGCCCGACATCTGCGGTATCCCCGATAGTGTATCTGGAATATGATAAACCCATAGAATCACTCCTTTAACATATTTGTGGCGTTGATTATACCAAGTGAATTACTGAATGGAATAAGCCGGATGCCCCGGCGTAGCGTGTCGTTTGCTACTTCCTCTCCGTTCATTGCAGCGGCATGTAGTCCGGTGGCAAGACGATATGTATTGTTCAGATATGCCGGACCGGGGCCGAGTTTGTCGATACCGATGCCCTGGCTGTATTGTCGGAACTTCGCTCCCTTATAATCCGTGTACTGAAACGGATTGTCAAAGGGTGTGACTCCAATAGCCACGTCGGCCATATCCGGTAAGAGGGACGCTTGCCCCATCCATCCAGAGGCCCCGGCGGCGATTCTGCCAGGTGTTCCGATGCGGTTTTTCAGATACTGCTTGCGCTTGCGCTGCGGCAGCCCAAAGCTATTGGCATAGGTCCTGGCCATATACGCCAGTGTGGCAAATCCGAATGACGCCACCATGGTGGTGAATGTCTCGAAATCCAGGAACTTCAGATCATGAATCGTCTGTTTCTCCAGAGCTGTGAGCGGAAAGTTTCTGAACTGCATCATCATCTTACCGAAGCTCGATTCCATGAACCACGGAGACTCCCCACCCAGGCTACGCTGAATAGCCGCTGCCTGTGACTTGTGGAAGGCCAGGGCCAACTTCTCCGACAAAGCAGGATCAAACGAAGCCAGATTCAATTCACTTAAACGTTCCTGTCCAAACCACCCGGTAGTCGTCTTGGATTTGGTCTCAAACTCCCGACGGATTCTCTTTAGGTCAGAGGTATCCAGGCCCAGGTCGGCGTACCGGCTAAGGCGGTTACCCTTCATCACATCGTCGTACATCCGCATAAAGAATCCACGGGCATGCATACGTTGCTGCACCTTCATAATGCCATTCATGCCATTGATGTAGCCTTGCAGGTGCAGACCTTTCATTGACAGGTTATCCAGGCCTTTGGTGATGGCCCAGGAGTTATCATTGGCGATGCCGAATCCGGCACTGTCTTCCATAATCATAGGGTGATGCAGCAGGTGGTTGTCACCCAGGCGGATATCAAAGGCGGCCTCAATGTCCTTCAGGATCGGATCTTTAAAGGTACCATTCATCATGCTCCGCCGCATGCTGGCCAAGGCCGGGATCTGCGCCATGAACTGCTTGACTCCCAGGCTGCCCGTCAGCCGGCCAAACTC